TCGTGTTCGCGCACCAGTGTGTTCACCGCGGCCTTGGCGGCTTCGATTGCAAAGTGATCGCACCCGCAAGCCGAACAAGGTGCGGCAGAGCGACCCTCGCCAGCGTCATTGTTTGTTTCCATGATCGTCGTTGGTTGGCGCTGGCGTGGTCGCCTGCGCTGTGGCGTTCGCCTCACGCTTCAGCATCCGGCGGTAAAGCTCCTCAATGAAGACACCACGTTGCCCGGTAGCCATTGGCTGACTCAATGCCTTCATGGCAGACATCATCATGTCAGAATGATCTACGACCATTTCAGGCGTAACGAGTTGCACCTTTTCCGGGCTGTCCGTTCGGATCACGATATAACCAGCGGCCTTTAATTCTGCGAGCGATTCGTTGCTGCAGGCGTCTTTCGGGAGCACCAGCAAAGGCGAACAAAACGTGGCTGGAGCAACCGCTGCCAGCGTTGGAGTTGGTTCTGTTTTCATAGCGTTTTTTCGCTGGCATCGGTGCCAGCACTTTTGACGTTCATTCCGCCACCCCCAGCACTTGATTTGCCCCCTGCCTGCCCACGATCTTGTTCTGCTCCTGCACCACCTGCTGCTGGTGCATCTTCATCCGGCTCTCGTAGAGGGCGGCGATGGTGGGGTCGCTCTGGACCTTTTCGGCCAGCGGCGGGGAGACCTGCAGGCTCTGCTGCATGATGTGCAGCCGCAGCTCGTGGTCCTGACCTTCGGTGAATTCCGGTTCCTGACCGCTGAGGATGAGCGCGATCTGCACCATCTCATCCGCCTGCTCACTGGCGGCGGCCTGCTCTCCATCCTGCGTGACGGACTCAAGGCGCGAGTCCACGGCATCCACTACCATCCTAACAATGTCTGCACGATTGATGACGCCCTTGTTATCCAGCGGGATGGCGATCTCCACCAGCAGCTTGAGCTTCTGCGCCAGCCAATCCAGATCCATGTCGCGCACGTCGAACGAGACCGTCACGTCGTAGTCCCCGGTGATCTCCTCCGGCGTGGCGGAGAAGGCGCGATCCTGCCCGCGGGCACTGAACAGTCCCATGCCGCCGGGCACGCGCACATCGCTGAGCGCAGGCATGTAGCGCTGCACCAGCGTGACGGTGTGGCGCAGCAGTTCCGTGAGGTCGGTGAAGGCATTCTCCACCAGCACCTGCATGTGCATCTGCGAAACACTAGCCGGCACACTGGCATCCATGCGCCCGAAGCGCCGCGCCAGCCGCTCCCACAGCGCGCGCTCGATCTCGATGCTCTTGCCCGTATCCGCAGAGAGCGGCATGAAGCGCACGGTGCCGTCGCGGTATTCGATGATCTCGCCGCCCGGGCGCACCTTGCCCGTCTGCGCGCCACCGGCCAGCGAAGGCGGCTTGATGAGTGGCGGAGAAACTTCCAGCGATGTCCGGTCTGTGCGCGCATCGAACTGCGCTTTGATGCCCCACTGCTCCGTAGCCGCCGACGTGGCGATGCCTTCGCTCGTGAGCAGGTGGCGCTTGTGGTGCTCCCTCTTGAGCGGAAAGAACGGCAGCTTGCCATCCCGCGGGCTGCTCACTTCGTCCAGTCCCGCGCTGTCCGGCACGCTCTGGTGAATGATGGTGTGGCGGATGAACGGCACGCCGTCCGCGTCCACCGTGCGCTGCCACACGTCCAAAATCTGAAAGTCCTGCACGTCGCGGTTCAAGGTAGGAATGACCACATCCAGCCCGCCACTGCACCCGCTGAGCGCCCACTCGACATCCGAATGGTAGTTGAACGCGCGGCCCGGGTGCTTGAGCACCTGCGCGGTCCAGTCCGCATCCCAGCCTTCCATCGCCGCGGTCTCGCGCACTTCCGCCTCATCCAGCCAGCGCACCCGCGCCACCCAGCGGGCCTTTGTCAGGTCGCGCGTCTCCGGGGGAAAGAGCACATCCAGCCCCGGCAGTAGCGCCTCCCAGCACGGGCGGCTCTCCACCGTGACGGCCGTGTGATACTCAACCGCCGTCTCTGCGCTCTTCCGCAGTTGGCGCGCCACCCTGCGCGGCTGCCGCATCCCGGGATCATACTGCACCAGCAGGTCTGCCAGCTCGCGCTCGCGCTCCGGGTCCACCAGCATGAGCAGCACCTGCTCCGCCAGACTGGCGCTCACCGCCTCCACCTGCCCGGCCAGCTCCTCCGCTTCCGCGGGGTCCATCTGTTCAAGGTCCACACCCTCATCCTCCGCCTGCATCTCGATAGCGCTCACGGCTTCCTGCGTGCCCTGCTGCTGCTCCCACGCGATGAGCGCGGCCCCGTCCAGCGCGCGCGGCTCCAGTTGCCGGCGCTCATGCCAGCCCGCGTACAGGACCGCACAGCCATAGGCCAGCATCCAGTCGAAGGCCTGCGACAACACCGTGCGCACCTCCTCGCGCATCGGACCCGTCAAATAGTGCCTCATCACGATGCCCAGCAGATTGGCCTTCTGCCGGTTCTCCGGCGTGAGCTGCCGCGGGGTAAAATTCGCCTTGCCGCGAAAGACGGCACTCATCAGCACCAGCCACTGCTCGCGGATCACTTCCTCCACCACGCGCACCCTCGCATCGCTCGCCCCCTCGTAGGGGAAGGGCTCGCGCTCCAAATCCTCCTCATGCTTGCGCCCATCCTCCGACTGCCCATCCCAGATGCAATGCCGCACATTCGCCGCCGTCTGCACCCGCGAGAGGTAGGTCGTGAGGTTCGTGAAAGCCGTGCTCATCTCAGTGAGCAGCGGCCCGGTTTCCTCCGCGCCACTGCGCGGGTCCTGCACAGCAGGGAGGTTGGTGTTGTTGTTCATGGTGTGTTTGATTCGTTACTCGACTTTGGCGGGTGCTGCTTCACAAGGTAGTAAACAACATTCGACCAAGTCCGCCCTTCGAGCTTGTAGGTTTTGGCGATGATGCGCATATGCTCATCCGGCTCGCCGCTGAGTCTGTTCTGGTAGTAGGCGAGTTGTTCGCTCCACGCCCAGCGGGTAAGTCGCCGAACAAGTCGCCGCAGCCATTTCGCTGGGCCTTTGAGTTTTGGTGCGTTTTTCATGCCATTACGGTTTGCGCCGCCAGCCAGAGCAGCGCGGAGCGCAGGTAAGTGTTTTTCTTTGCCCCGGACATTTGTTTGCGGAAGGCCATGCCCTCCGGCAGCGGTGGCGGGGAGGCGCACCAGCGACGGAAGACACTGCGGGGCAGCCCCAGCGTGCGGCACAGGCTTTCTGCCTCCTTGCGGCGCAGGCATGGAGGCAGTCCGGCAGCGGCGCGCGCAATGTCCGGCGGGATGGTGGCGATAGGATTGGGTGAGGTCATGGGCGCGGGTCAGTAGCTTCCACCGCGGCTCCCGCGGGATTTCAACTCGGAGAAATTGACATATCGCACGGGCCGCAGGGCCTTGTATTTCGTGCAGTCCACGGGATCCTTGCAGGCACCCTCCGGGCCGTCGCGTCCCGTCCAGTGCTTGAGCGCCCAGATGGTGTTCGTGCATTTGCGGTTCACCAGCAGGCGGGGCGCGCCGATGGTGGGGTCCACATACATGAGTTCCGTGATGAAGGTGATCCAGTCCTCTCCCGTGGTGGCCGTCTGCCCGCCCGGGGCGGCGTAGAAGTGCAGCCCGCAACCCTCATCGAGCTGCATCCACTCATCGATGAGCGTGAGATACTGATCCGCCCGCACCGTAGCTGCCCCGCCGGCGCGGCTGTCCACATTCCGCTCAAACGGCTGCAAGCGACCGCCGCCGGAGAACTTGCCCAGCTCTATCTCCACGCGCTCAATCTCGCGGCTCATCTGCTTGAGATTGAGCCCAAACCGCTCCTGTGCCGGACCGCGTGCGCCGTCCGCCAGTTCGCGCTTTCTCCGCCCGCCCGGCGCGCCATCGTCGCCCAGCGCGCCGCTCACGGCCCACGGCCCGGGATCGCCCACGTTCGGAATGTAGTCGCCTTCCTGCGGCCACTCACGCACACAGACCATCTGCCCGTTCGGCAGGTCCGCCCACCACTGCATGAACATGTTCCGCCCCGGAGCCGGGTCCAGTATATGCACCAGCGTGAACTGCGAGCGGTCCGCCAGCAGCCGCTCCACCACCTCCGGATCCACAATGTGCGCCGCATCGTCCCACGGGAATTTCGCCGCCGCCGCACTCTTCGGGATGCCGTAGAGACAGAGCTTTGCCTCCGCGAGCAGCTTTTCCTTTGGGGTGCGGCCCACATTCGCAATCACGCCATCCGGCGGACCATAGAAGTTCTTGCGCGTGTCAAAGAACACCACAGATGCCGCGGGCTTCCGGCACGCCAGCACCACCGGCACCTTTTCCACGCCCACCACCTGCCCCGCATGGTCCCGCACCGGCACCTTGTCCCACCGTTCAAAATTCCCCTCGTCATCCATCACCGGGATTTCCAAGTCCATTTCCTCCACCGCCGTAGCCCCGTCCACAAAGGACGCATACGCCGGGCTGTATCCCTTCATCGGCGTGAACGTGATCAGGAAGATGCCATTCCTCTGCCCCAGACGGCGGTGCAGGGGCTCGATAAACTCCAGAGGGATCAACTCATCCGCCCACACAATATCCGGCTTGGTGCCCTCAATAGTCTGCACCTTGCTTTCGTAGAATCGAAAGTCACAGCGGGACCCTCCGGGAAGCGTGAACGCATTTCCGCCAAATCCCGTCTTGCCGTGCCAGCTCACATTGAGCCCGCCCTTTACGGACCGCTTGCCCTCCTGCGGCTTATACTCCCGCGGGAAGAACTCGTACATGATCGGCTGATTCGTCACCCAGCTCGTGCCCTCCGTCTCCGAGAAACAAAGCGCCCACTTCTTCGGCCCGGCAGTCAACTCGCGCATGACCCGCTGCCCGGCGTAGTAGCTTTTGGAACTCCGAATGCCACCGCTGATAAGCACCGAGAGCGTGCCGATCGGCCACTTGCGGCGCATCTCCTCCAGCACGGCATCCACCTTCAGCCAACACGGCGGCCGGTAGCCGTGGCGCAGCGGGTCGCCCCACTGCCGCAGGATGGCCTCATGCCGCGGGCGGTAGTAGCCCGCAAGGTCCACCCCCGCCGCCGCCAGATCCTCCGGCTGCACCAGCTCTATGACCGG